TGCCGCCATTGGCAACATTAGCAACAGCCACCATGCCCGTTTGATCAACCATTATTTTTTACCTTTTGGGGTTGGTGCAGCTTGGCGCTTAACCGAATACGCAATCGCCACAGCCTGCTTGACCGGCTTACCAGCCTTAACCTCAGCCTTCACATTAGCACGGAAGGCAGCAGGTGTGGTTGACTTCTTCAGTGGCATGGCTATTTCTTCTTCATTGGCTTGGCAACTACCACAATCATCTTGGGCATAGACTTGGCTTGCATCTTGTCACCAGCCATATCTTTCTTACTGCCCTCTTTGCCGTAGGCTTTCTTCTCTACGTCCTTCTTGCCTTGTTCAAATTTGGTAGCCATCATTTGCCTTTCTTTGCGGGTTTGGCCGTCTTGGCCGAATCTTTAAAGTCCTTGGCAGAAGGCGCTGCCTTGCTGCCGACCTTGTTCATTTTCTCGCCAGAGCCAGCAGCAATGCGGGCTTGCTTGGCATGGATATTTGCGTAGAGTCCAGGTTTTGTAACCATGATTTAACACTTCCATCTTGCCAAGGCGGCAGCTTTGCGGGTGGGATTACCCTTTTCATCTTTCATTGGCCCAGGCACGCCAGACATACGGGCACAGAACGAATCCTTGCGTGCGCCACCTTGAGGCTGCGGTGCCTTCAAGTTACTGCCCGTTGCAGCATTGTACTTTTCCCGACCTTTGGCCGTTAGCCCAGCGCCTTGGCTTGCCGGTAGCTTCTCGCCACGGCCTACTGATAAAGATACTGATTTCTTTGTTGCCATCTATGACCCCATCCAACCAGTTGAAACTGCACCACGGTCGTAAGTCCGTAGTGTACGGGTTTTCTCAGTGTACTCCCTGTGCGCCACAGGGAATGCAAACGTAACACATATCGCATCAGCCGCATCGGGACTAGCCAGACCGCGAGCCTTCATCTCGTTCTTACTTTCCAAGAAGATCGTCCCCCTTGAATCCGGCTTCATCATAGGCGAAATCAAGTCTGTCTTCAAGAACCTATCACTAGGAATGCTTGCTGTCTTTAACCAGTCCCGCATATCCCCCCACATCTGGGCACGCATATTTCCATACATTATAGGGTTCTTGGCCTTATTGCCAAAGTTGATCCCCTTGATCTTATACCGCTGCTCTTTCAACCTGTCAACAATCCCAGCCCCCAAGCCACCCTCATCAATCACCACTAACGTAGGCTTGAACTCCTCAATCGCCTCAATCACATACCCGACCACCGTCATAGTGTCATCGCCACGGTGGCGCATGATCTTCACTATATCCCTACCCTGCCTAACAGCAATCACCGTCGCATCCGCGCCAACCCGCGCAGGGTCAACGCCAATCACAATCGGTGCCGACGCATCCTTGTACTTCGGCCGCTTCATTGCCTCGTCCACAATCAGACTAGATATGAACTGGTCATCCCCCGCATTGGGAAACATCCCATACACCTCCACATGCGCCTGGCTGCTATCCGGCCCGTACTCCTGAATGATCCTCTCGTACACTTGCTTGTCCATCCCCTCTACCGTCCTAGCATCCACCACCTTGGTCTGCCAAAAATCCCTCTTACTATTGAAGCACTCATAGAAGTACCCCGTGTTGCGCCGTGGGTTAGAGAACGCCAGCCAAAAACGATTGGGCGTGTTTTCTGTAAAGAATCCACCAGTCACAGCCCAAATAGGATCAGCAATGCCCGATGCCTCATCAAAAATCACCAGCACACCGTCAAAGTTATGCACACCAGCATACGCATCAGGATTCTCTTCCGACCACAACCTACCCTCAACCCCCCAGTAGCGCGTACCCTTCTTCAAGTCCGTTTCCACCAGTTCAGTCAACCACTTGGCCGGAGCCAGGCGCGTTGCGCTTACTTCAAACCAATGCGAGTTGAGTGACATAGCCAACCACTTAGTAATCTCTGCCCAAGTAATTGAACGTAATTGATTCTCACTGTTAGCCGAAATAATTGTCGTAGAACCAATCCGAGTAGTAAGCATCCAGATAGTTAACCATGACACTAATGCCGACTTACCAATTCCACGACCACTAGATATTGCCTCTTGTAATACGTTATACATTATCTCCTCATGAGACTTAATGGAATTATTGGAGTTATCTTTTTTGTTTAATAGCTCGGAGTTAGCTTTAATATGATCAGTAATATCTTGCAAAATATCCCGCTGCCATTTTCTTGGGCCTGAGAAATGCTCCAAGGGAGTACCCTTGACACCCCACGGAAACACATACTTAACAAACGCCAGTGGGTTATCTTTTAATGTTGGACTCCAAAGCCTTGCCATTAACTCTTGTTCATCTTCTGGTTTGTAGATTGTGGTTTGCATATTTATATTTTAAAAAAAATGGCGGCAAAGATAATAATAATTTTTAGCATATATATAAAAAATAAAAATTGTTTGCGAAGGCTCCGTCACCGCTGGCCCTTACCCTCCGGCCCTACCCCCCCCTGCATCGTCTGCATCGACATCTGCATCGGGCGATGCAAGGCGCGGCGTTGCGTCGACCACATCGACCAAGCGTAGCTGCGCAGCGGCTAGGGCGCCGGTAATGCTGATCCGGCTGTCGGACACCTGCACATCTAGTCTGTCGCCGTAGACTTTGGGGGCTCACTTACTTAAGAACCATTTGCGGGTATCAACTTGTAACTGGCGCTGGCGCACTAGGCCCGGGTCCGTTGCGCCATTGTCCAACTTCGCAACTGGTGCATCGGCCAACTCCATCACCTCATCGGCTAGCCGTTCGATCACCGCTGCGCGCGCACGATCGTATTGCTCCGCCAGCCCGCGATCGGCGTCCAACGCCCTGAGCACTGTCTGAGCGCTCACGTTATGCATAAGACAGGCTTTGCGTAACGACAAACCATCGCCAACCATGCTATCGATCACACGTTCTGCAACTTCTGCACGATTTTTTAATGCGGCCATAAAACTCCACTAATAACCCGCAGGTCAGTAAAAAGCCAAATTATCCATCAAAAACGACAGCGGAGTCTGCACCACCACCTCTTTTAGAGGTTGGTGCAGTGGTGCAGGACCTCCACTTTCCGCCAAAATCTGCACCAGTGCACCGATGCAGCACGGTGCAGTTGGTGCAGATGCAAAAGCAAGGGTAAACCCTAGGTTCAATTCTCTAAATTGAATTGCAATAAAACATGTTGCACGCTGTAAAAACTGTTACACTACCTACATGGCAAAGACGCCATGTAACTATAAAGGATACACCATGACAAACATCAAACGTAACAAAGCGGCTCGCATATCTACACTTAATCCGACAGGTTGCGCCCGCTACCCCCGAACATGGGACGCCATCATGGCGCGCATACCAAATGACATATGGCGCGCTTTGACTGCAAGCCAAATAGCAACCCTGGCGGAAATTATGCGCAATAAGGCCTAACAATCTCAGCTACTGCCTTGCGAGTCAGGGCAGTGGCGGGAATTGTCCCGGTAACACTATTGGAGAAAAAATGGAAAACCAAAAAAGTGCAGCATGGGCCACCATGCTATCGGATGCTGTAACCCAGCCGGGAATCATAAGCGCATGTTATCGCACGTTTCACGGATACAGTTTAGGGAATCAAGTATTGGCGTATTCACAATGCGCCGAACGCAATATCCCTATCGGCCCTATCGCTACATTCAAAAAGTGGCAGGAACTGGGCCGTAACGTCACCAAAGGCCAAAAAGCGATTGCACTGGTTATGCCGGTGACTATCAACAAAAAAGACGGTGCAGGCGAAAAGACGGGCGAATCGTTCCAGTGGTTCACCATGAAAAATAACTGGTTTACATTGGCACAAACCGAAGGGACCGATTTTGTGAACGAATCAGTAAACCCGGCATGGGATAAGGCAAAAGCATTAGAAACCCTTGGCATTACCGAAGTGGGCTTTGATAGCACGAACGGGAATTCTCAGGGTTACGCGCAGGGTAAGAATATCGCTATCAACCCAGTTGCTGCACTGCCCCATAAAACACGGTTTCACGAATTGGCGCATGTAGTGCTCGGGCATACGTTAGAGCACGCCATGCACGATAACGAATTAACGCCGCGCGATATTCGCGAAATTGAGGCTGAATCAGTGGCCTATATTTTGTGCTCGGTGCTTGATTTACCCGGTTTGATTGAAAGCCGGGGCTATATCCAAGGCTGGTTATCCGGTGGAGAAATAACCGATAAATCGGCTCAGCGCATATTCGGTGCTGCCGATAAGATTCTCAAAGCCGGGCAGTAATGCCGTCTCTAAGCCCTGCCAGTGCAGGGTTTAGGGGCTTGCATTGTGCAGCCAATTAACTACCGGAGAAAATAATATGTCACTAGCACTCGACAAACATTTGCAAGAATTCTGCGACAAACACGACATTAACGAGTATGGCATGTTTTACATGGTAACCATGCCAGACGGGTATTCGTTTATTACTCAGGACATTGAATTGTCTAATCGTATGCTGCGCGAACATGGCGCACAAACCCGCCACATCATTGAACTAGGAGAGTAAGACCATGCAAAACCCTATCATTGCCTACCATGCCAAGCACGAATTACGCGGCTGGTCCGAAGTATGCCGATACCCTGCTGACTGGGCAGGCTGGCACGCGTTCGACCGTTCTATGATTTCTGAACTATTGCGCGAAGGCCGCCAAGTGGTCACCTGCGGTTGGAATATGTACCAAGTGGTGCCGGACCATGCGTGAACACTACACCCCCACGCCCCAGCGCCACCCAGTGGCCGATATAGCCCTTGCAGTGGCTATCGGCTTGGTTCTGGCACTAGTTCTGTTTTTTAACTTGTAAGGTGAACCCTATGATGGCCGAAAGCGAATACGATCCCGGCGAAGACGATCGCGAAGATCCGGACCTGCCCGACGACTGGGAACCCGAAGAAGATTACTACCCACGGAGCTTATATGGAAACTGACGACATCGACGACATCGACGGCAAAATTGAGCACTTAATGCTCACTTACCATTGGAAGTGGCAGGAAGCCATGGAGCACTTGTACTATAACGAATACGACCCGGTAGATTGGATTGATAGCCCTTGGGAGGAACCATGCTCATTGCCGCCTTACTAGCGGCCCTCATTGCCCTGATTCTTGGCCTTTAACCCTAAACCCCTAGCCCACTTAGCCCGTGGGCTTTTTTGCGTTCTCTATCTGCGCCTTAGCATCGTCAAAGCCGCGCCCTATGATGACGCGGTGACCTATGCCTTCGAGGTACGCTATCCAGTCGCGCTGTACTGGTGACACTAACCCGCCAGTGGAGCGCTTCATTTCGACCCACAATGACCACGCAGGCACGAACAGGTCAGGCACGCCCGCTGTAACCCCTTCGGCCTTCAGACTGGCGCCCTGGGCCATGCTACGCCCGCCGCCGTTGGGGATTGCGAATATACGCACGTCCGGCCACTGGCGCCGGAACCATGACACTAGTCGCACCTGTTCCAGATGCTCGCTATTCAAAACGGCAACTCCCACTCCCATAGACTACAACCCCCTGGCTCGCTTGCAAAGTCAGCCGGTGGCTCATCATCAAATTCTGCGCAGCGCCCCTCCTTGCTGTAATGGTCGCAGGTATGGCAGACCCTTGGCGGCTCGGCTCTTTGGGTGGTGCGGTATAGGGTGACTATCTCAGGTTCAGCGTGTCTCATGTCCATGTCCTTTTTAGTACGGTGAAAAATTTACCTTCGCGTTTAAATTCTATGCTTGCTGGTGGCTGGCCTTCGGTGAGCGCCTGGGCCATCTCATGTAGCTCGGCGGTGCCGTAGTCCAGCACCACGCCTGCTTGGTGGGCCACCTCGGCCAGTAGCCTGCGCGATTTCTCGCCTGCGTAGCCGTCGTGGGTGACGGCTAAATACTCGGTCACTGGTGGGTCCGACAACCCCCCATAGTAGGTGAGGGACAGCATCTCCTTGCCACTGGCTCGGCTGATGTGCTTGCGCCACGTCCAGGCGGTAACGTCCATGTCCACGCCCTCCACGCCCATAATGTCAAGGTTCGACAATTTGAGCGCTGGCTTCACCGGCTCGGGAAACTCAGCCCCGCAGGCTGGGCATACCCGCACCGATAACGCGCATATCTCTTGGCAGTGGTCGCAGACCTTTACCGGTGCTTCGCCTACCTTGTCGCCCTTCTTAGGTGGTGGCCTCACGGCGGTGATGGGGCCATGCTGCTCCACTACGCCCGCAAAGTCCAACACCATGCAATCGGTTTTCCCGTCAGCGATCCGCAGGCCACGCCCGGCCATCTGGACATAAAGCCCTGGTGACATCGTGGGGCGCAACATGGCGATCAGGTCGATCATTGGCGCGTCAAAGCCGGTGGTCAGTACATTGGCATTCGTCAGCGCCTTTATGGTGCCTGCTTTGAACTCTCGCAGGATACGGTCACGCTCGGCACTTGGCGTGTCGCCGGTCACGCACTCGGCCACAATGCCCTGCTCAGTCAGCGCCTCCTTTATGTGGTGAGCGTGCGCGACACCAGCACAGAAAACCAGCCAAGACCGGCGCCCACCAGCCAAGCCAATGATTTCCTGCACTACCTTGGCATTCTTGTCGGCGGTGTCTACCTTGGCCTGCAATTCTGATTCGATGTACTCGCCGCCCCGTTTATGCACCCCGTCCACTTCGAGCTTGGTGGCCGTCAGTTTGCTGCGCAGGGTGGACAGAAAGCCCTTAAAAATTAGCTCCTCAATAGATACCGGCTCAATCAGCGCGTCAAATATGGCTGGCTTATCGGTGATGTAGCCGTGGCCTAGGCGGTAGGGGCTGGCGGTAAGTCCTATCACCCTCACATTATGATTTGTCTGATAGATGTCCGATAGAAGTGTCCGATAGCCACCCTCGTCCTTGTGGCTTACCAAGTGGGCCTCGTCGATGATCACCAGGTCAACATGGCCGATCTGCTTTGCCTTAGTACGCACCGACTGAATGCCTGCAAAGGTAATCGGCTCTCCCAAGTCTTTACGGCCAAGCCCAGCCGAATAAATGCCTAGCGGGCAGTTAGGCCAGTGTTGGCGCATCTTTTCGGCATTCTGGGCGATAAGCTCCTTGACGTGGGTCAGCATCAGAATGCGAGTCTCAGGCCATGATTGCAGCGCGTCCTTGCACAGTGCCGCAATGATGTGGCTCTTGCCTGACCCTGTGGGCAGGACTAAGCAGGGGTTACCCTCGTTGCCTTCGCCAAACCATGTGTATAGCTGGTTGATAGTTCGTTGTTGGTATTCACGGAGCATGGTGTTTGTTAAATAATTTGTTAATTACAAAGCCCCACATTGCACCACCGGCAACCTTTGCTAAAAACTGCGCCAAAACAATTTGCGGCATCAGCGCACCAAACGCAATTGTCGGAAACAACAAAGAGTCCACCGCAGCACTGACTACATTTGACTTTGTAGAACGTTCAAACCATGTTCCTGATGCTTTAATGAAAACACCCCAATCAACTACTGCTGCTGCTGTAAAAGACACTGCTGACGCTATTGCAATCATTCCTGCGGCTGGATTAAGAGCGTAAGTCAATGCACCAGAAGCCGCAATTAACGAACCCATCTGATGTGGTTTTAGTCGCTCATGAAGAAAATCTCGCAAAGCAAGATCGAGTCCAATGAACAGAAACGCATTTATTGGACTAACCCACGGCCCCCATTGAACAATTGAAAGATTTGCAAGGGTCATTGCTGCTGCATAAAGTGCGATTAAAAAAGGCATAAAGAATCCTGTTTAGGTTGAGTTGTCCAATGGGCTGCTGAATTATGTGCTTCTATCCGAGCCGCAAGAGTAACGGCCCTCCAATCCTTATCTGGCGGCATAAATGTGCCTTTCCAAGCAGAATCAATACCAATATTTCGTCCAACACTTGTGGAGTCGGCAGAATGAAACGGTATTCTTGTAAAAACATCAGGATTCAGCATACGCAGACCGTGAAGTTTTGTAATTGGAAAGCCATTTTTGTCTATGATTTTTGATAACGCTTCATTCATGCGATTCCACCAATTAGAAGAACCAACAACAGCGTATTCGCCTGATGACCCAATGCAAACCCTTGGAAAAGTTCTTGCAAGCCATTGCAATCTGACCGTTGATTCATGCATATGCCATACAGGTGCAGCCATATGACTTGGAAGTGGACAAGAACGAACCAAGGCATCATTTGCTTTTTCATCTCCATCAATCACATCAGGAATGACAAAAAAGTCAAAGCCTGGTCGATTCATATGGCTTGCAATCCATTCATAGAACGGCATCCAATCTGTAATTTGTTTGCCGCCCATCCATGCAGAGAATGCACCATTGTCCAATGCAAACGATTGGCAGACTTCAATGGCAATGGGCAGTTGATCTGGATGGGCAAACGACACAAAAGAATGCCGCCCCGCAAGGACTTTGGCGGCAGCTGTTGCTGGCGTTATAGGTGAGCCGTGATAGTGAATCATCCCACCACCCTCGCATCAAAATCAGACCTGATTTTATTTACAGTAGGGTCACTGCACGCCGCAGCATTGGCCAGTAGCTCCTTGCTGGTGTAAACGCCCTCGCCTGGCTCCCCATTAGCCAGGCCTAAGCCGTCAATCTCATAGACGGCCACCCAGTCGGTGGGGCTTTCCAAGCGCTTCCACGGCACCAGGTCAGGGTGCAGGACGTGGGACTCGCAGCCCTTGTACTGAGACTCGGTGGGGATGATGTCGTCCCATTTGGCGCAGTGCCAGGTTGAATCGCTCAATGGCGTTGCGTTGGCGCAGGTACGGCAGTTGACCTGCTTTGTGGTCTTGCTGCCGTGGCAGAAATCATGCCCCGCGCACATCTTGCACTCGAACCACGTTGGGTCGGTGCTGATAGGTGGCGGCAGGCGGTCGGTTAGGGTAAGACGCTGGCCTTTGGCGATAGCCTTCTCGGCATGGTCGCGGTCATACTCCAGACGCTCGGTGTAAAGCCTGTCATCATCCTTACAGACCGCAATGTAAAGCGCACGTTTTAGATCGGTGCCGTGCATGTACACCTGGCACTGGGTGAAGTGCATGGGTTTACTCTTGGCTACGCCATGCTTCTCTAGGTCGTTAAACGACTTGAGACTGTGGGTGTTGAATTCCAACACATGCTCAGTTTTTATCGCACCGGGTACGCCTTTGCCAATACCGTCCAAACTCCCCGAAACATGGCTACCAAAGTCCACCCGGCGCTGGGTGCCTGATACGGTCATGCCAATGGAGCGCAAGTCACTGATGATGGTAGCCTCTTCATTGAAGCCACGCCGAAACAGGCGCAGGATACGGCCCTTGAATGGTTCTTGCACAGCCCATCGGAAACTTAGCCACAGCCAGCGCTCACAGTGGTGGCCCAGCATCGAGCAGCCAAGATGCGCCCGTGGCCTCTCTAGCCGCGCCTCATGTGCTTGGTCGATTAACGAAGTTATGGTAATCTCTGGTTCAGGTATTTTCACGTTGTTTTCTCCTTGTGTGTCTCTTGACCCCGCCGTCACAAGCGGGGTCTTTTTTTGCTTACTTCTTAGCCCAAGGTGGCGCAGCCTTAGTAGGTGTAGCGCTAGGCGCTACAGCCTTGAACAGCGCTACAGTTCCTGGTTGGGGACCGCCCAAAGCCCGAAATGCTTTAATCTCATTACCGGCGTAATCACCAGTACGCACAGACAACTTGATGCCAAGATTGCCGCCGATCAGTTGGTCGGTATCGGTCACTTTAGCCAAGCCAATGGCACGCATGATCTCGCCAAGCTGCTGGCGTCCGATCTCCTCGGCTTTGGTGCTGGCGTTTTTAATGTTCAGGTTGCCAAACACCACGCGCCCTTGGTGGGTCGGGCCGGTGACGGCGTACTTTACGGCAATGTACTTGCCGTCACCTGCTTTGGTGGGCTTGATCTCAGCACCAGTAATGGTGGAGTTGTACCAGCCCTCGGGCAGGGGTTCAAAGTTGTTGTTACCAACGGGCAGCGTGTCTACGCTGAATTCTTCGTCTAAAAAAGCCATGATTAATCCTTAGTAATGGTAAAAGTAGGACGTCCAGGGGTGGACGTGATAGCACCAAGCAACGGTTGGGTTACGGCGTCGGCAGCCGCACCCCATGCCTTTGCATTGATTTCGGGTTTCCAGCGAAAGAGGCTGGACAGGTGTTCAGACAGACCGGCTTCGGCGGCAAGCAATTGCAGTTTCTCAGCGTCAATCTTTTGGTTAATACGACCTTCAATCTTGACGGTAAAACCCTCAAGTTCTTTTTTGACAGTGCCATCCAAATTTTTAGGTAAAGCAAACTGCAAAGCCATCTGATCTTCCAACTCGCGGCGATCAGCAACGGCCTTAGTTTCAACTTTTTTGGCGTCTAGCCAGCGTTGGTATAGGCTCATGCTGTCACCTCAAATTCAGCGTTTAAAGATTTCATCACGCGGTCAAGTACCACGCGGCCATGTACACAGTCCAACTTGCGGTCAAATTGTTTTGCGGTTAATTGCACTTCATCGGCCAGTTGGTAAAGGGTAAGAAAAGCAGTCTGAATGGCAACCAGATCGGCAAGTTTGATGGAGGGATCGCTCATGCTGCACCGCCAATCTTGGCAATGATCTCGCCCAGGTCAGGGGCTTCCCATGTTCCCAGCTTGCCGCTACGGTCTTTGGCAAGCCACAGGCCATCGGAGTCGCACATCAGAGCGCGTTGAGTGAAGCCCTCGGCGTCCTTCTCAACTCGCAGCGCCAGCACTTCATCAAAGAAATAAGGTAACGCTTGGCCGGTTTTATTGCCGGGCATACTAGGCGAATACAGTACCCGGCCCATCTCATCTTGCGTCTTCTCTAGCTTGGCGGTCATCAAAACGTGACGCCCTGGGATGTCGCGGAATGCCCGAATGATGTCAGCCATTTGCTCTTGCATAGCGCCGTAGGCAGCCCGTGGGTCTTTGTTGATTTTCTTCTCATGGTTAAGGCAGACTTCAGCAATCTCAGAGATCGAATCAAGGGCTACGCTCTTGTACTCGGACTCCAGCACCCAACTGTAAGCCTCGCGCAAGTCTTCCATACTTGTAATTTCCAAGTAAGGTAGGTCAGCGTCTTGAATGGACAATAGTCCACCCTCGGCAGACAATACAACTGGGCTTGGCAATGTCTTAATCAGACTTGTCTTACCCGCACCGGCTGGCCCGTAGACCAACAACTTAACACCGTTGGCTGTCAGGCCGCTAGTGCGCTTTAACGATATAGCCATGTGGCTCTCCTTGTGTTTGCGCTTCCGTCTGGACTCAGTTCGAAGCGTGGATAGATCATAGCATAGTTCTGTGCTACAGTGTCAACAACTTTTTAACAACAAGTGAAAAATAAATGTCAGACCTCGCAAGTATCCTCGGTGGCCCTTGGTCGCCACCAGCACAAAAACACATTAATTCACCAGAGGATCAGCTAAAAGACGCCATGCTTGGCGCAGGTTTGAAGCCACCGGAAATGGTCTACTTAGACGGCAAAGTTCACCGCTTTAATAGTGGCACCAAAGGGGAAAAGGGGCACGACAAGCCTGGTTGGTACATAGCCTTTAATGATGGCGTACCGGCAGGACGCTTTGGCTGCTGGCGCTCGGGTGTAGAGCTTACTTGGAAGGCAGAGATTGGGCGCAGCCTGACGCCTGTAGAAGAGATGGCGCAGTCTCGTAGGCTATCGGAGGCCAAGACACAACGCGATGCGGAGCAGGCCAAGACCCGCGAAGTGGCCGCGCAGACGGTGGAGATCATTTGGTCAGAAGGTAGCGCAGCCAGCCCAGAACACCCTTATTTGGCTAAGAAAAAGATTGCACCACACGGCGCAAGGGTAACGGGTGATGGGCGCTTGATGGTGCCTTTGTACAACGAATACGGGGAACTCTCCAGCATCCAATACATTGCCGGTGACGGTGACAAGAAGTACCACCCAGGTGGCGCTACTGGCTCCATGTTTTGGCTGCTCGGCAGCATGGATGACGCCGACACGCTCTACATTGCCGAGGGATTTGCCACAGCAGCCACCATTGCAGAAGTAACCGGCAAGCCCTGCGCCGTAGCCTACAGCGCCAGCAACTTGGTGCCTATT